GCAAGTGATGTGCAGACGCCGCCCCGTGAGGCTTCCGACACGGCAGGTCAAGGGGTTGCGGCCAACCAAACGGGAATGGGTGGCGTCGCCAAGCGCGCCAGAACCAGGATCGCCAAGCGATGAAGCGCCCCACCATCAAGACGGTGATTGCCGACGACCTCGAGCAGCTCGAGGCCAAGACCGCGGATGCCACCCACCGCCCCCAAACACAGATCGACATCGAGGATTACACCGCCGGCGGAACGCTTACCCTCCAGCCGGGAGAGCCCTCCGTGCCAGCCGACGGCGACGACAAGCAGCAGCTGCCGCCGCCGTCGGAGCAGCCGATGGAGCTGCTCGATCCTACCCCGCCCCCGGATGACAACGCCATCAACGTGCTCAACGCGCGCCGCGCCAAGATCCACGAGCAGCAGCGCGCCCCAGCCCCGCGCGTCCCCGACGTTTTCCCCAGCTCCAACACCACTCGCTACGAGAGCAGGATCAGGATCGTCGAGGCGTGGCAGTACCACGGCCAGCTCGCCGAAGCCCCCAGTTACGTCGACAGGGGCTGGGCCGCGTGGGGCGACTGGGACGAGGAGCGCAAGATCGAGCCCGGTCCCGCCCTGCGCGTGCCGATGGAGCACGGCCGCGAAACCGAGAAAATGTGCAGGAAGGGTGATTACGTCGTGCGGCAGGAGGTGACGATCGCCCTGGGCATCGCGCCGGATGTCCGCATCGAGGTGTGGCAGAAGGAGGAATTTGAAAAATTTTTCCTGCCCACCCGCACGCCGGCGCAAAATGATGGCCTAGGTGGGGTAGAGGTCCGCGAGGTCGGTGCCGCGCACGCCAAGCAACCGCTGGATTTGGGGGATGGCGTATGAAAGCCCCGCCCGGCGCCCACGACATCGAGTCGTTCAAGATGCTGCTGCAGCAGAAGAACGATCGCATGGAGGCGATCCTCGTCGAGCACGTCGCCCAAATCCGCAATACGGGTTTCGCCGACACGCGGCTGTGCGCCATAGCCCACACCAAGTTCGAGGAAGGTTGGCTGCTGCTGGCCAAGGCTCTGCGCATCAACCCGGCCGATCCCAACGAGTATGGAAAAGTGCCGCTCGACACCCCGATCCCCAGCGATTTCAAACCCGCCATAGGCGACGACCGGCGCTTCGGGGCCGATGCCGATGACAGCAACAGCGGCTGACGACCAGTACACCGCCTATGCGGTCGACTTCGCCACGCTGGCCAGGGAGATCGCCCAGGACATCTTCACGGTCGACCAGATCGTCGCCCTGCATCGCCTCAGCGACAACGAGTGGATGCAGATCCAGCAGCATCCGAAATTCCAGTCGATGCTTGCCGAGATGCAGCGCGACTGGAATTCGGCGGGCAACACCCGTGAAAGGGTACGCATCAAGGCGGCGACCGGGCTGGAGACCACGCTCGAGGTTTTTATCAATGAAATCAACAACGCGCAGATCCCCTTGAGCCAACGCGTCGAGGCCGGCAAGTTCCTCGCCCGTTTGGGTGAGCTTGGCGAGCATGCCCCGGGCGTCGGGCTGGGCGGCACGATCAACATCCAGATCATCACCGGCAAGGACCATATTCCCGTCGAGATCAGCGCTCGCGCGCCGGCGCCGAAAGTGATTGAGGCAGTGCCGGTCGATGCGCAATAGCCGCGTCTTCCTGCTAAGCGTGCGGCACAGGATCTGCCTGAGCCGGTCGCTGTTCATCTGCTTCACACACGGCCGCTACCACAAGCACTGGCGCTCATGACCACCATCACCTACGAGGCCCCGCCCACCGTCGGGAGGTTCATGGACTCGGCGGCGTTCGCCAAGTTCATCATCGGGCCTGTGGGCTCCGGCAAGACCACGGGGTGCATCTTTGAACTTTTGAAGCACTCGGTGCAGCAGCGCCCGGGGCCGGACGGCATCCGCCGCACGCGGTGGGCGATCGTGCGGCAGACGCTGGAGCAGCTGCGCATGACGGTGCTGCTGGATATCCTGAGCTGGCTGCGCCCGATCTCGCATTACCGGGTCAGCGACAAGCTGGTGATCATCGAGTTCGGGGACGTCTACTCCGAGTGGTTCCTGATCCCCTTGGAAGATCCCGAGGACCAGAAGCGCCTGCTCTCCATGCAGCTCACCGGGGCGTTCCTGTCGGAAGCCATCGAGATGTCGCCCGATCTGGTGCCGGCCATTGCCGGTCGCTGCGGCCGCTTCCCTGGCGCTGCCGATGGCGGCTGCACCTGGGCCGGGCTGTTCGGCGACACCAACGCGCCGACGGAAGGGTCCGACTGGCATGAGCTGTTCGAGCTCGACAAGCCGCCGGACTGGGACGTGTTCTTCCAGCCGGGCGGGCTGGAGCCGGATGCCGAAAATCTTCCCTACCTCATGCAGACCCCGGTGACGCTGCAGCTGCCCACCACCGACCCGGCGCGGTTGGCCCAGGGAAGAACCTATTACGAGCGCCTGGCCCGCTCGCGCAACGTCGACTGGGTGACGCGCTATGTCCACGCCAAGTACGGCCCCGACCCCAGTGGCGCCGCGGTGTGGCGCGGCAGCTGGAAGAAAACGTTTCACGTGAAACGCGGGCTGATCGTCGTGCCCGGCATGCCGCTGATCATCGGGCAGGACTTCGGGCGCAACCCATGCAGCCTGATCACCCAGCCCGATCACAGCGGGCGGCTGTCGATCCTCGAAGAGATCGTGTCCGAGGATCTCGGGCTGGAGCTGCACATCACCAAGTTCCTCAAGCCCCGGCTGTACTCCGATCGCTACGCCGGCGCGCGGTTCGCCGCGGTCGGCGATCCCTCAGGCGTGGCCAAGGGCAACTTCCTCGAAGAGGACCATTTCGACGTCATGGCGCGGCTGGGCATCCCGGCGTTCCCGGCGCCGACCAACAACATCGACCCCAGGATACTCGCGGTGGAGACGCTGCTGCTGCAGCAGCGCGACGGCGGACCGGCGCTGATCGTCGACGAGGAGATGTGCCCGCAGCTGATCATGGCGATGGGCGGCAGGTATCGCTACTCCAAGACCCAGGCTGGCGTGGTCAAGCCGTTGCCTGACAAGAGCCACCCGTGGAGTGATCTCGCCGACGCCCTGCAGTACGTCTGCCTCGTGGTCAACGCCGGCATGGTGCACTTCATCGCCAAGCGCATCCGCCCGAAGCTCAAGGCCAACCCCAAAGCCCGGGTCTCGGCGGCTGGATGGACGTAGGCCCCCATTCGGGTGTAAGAGCGGGTAACACAGGGGAGCGCCGTGGCGGCAGGTCTCAGACTCGTAACCCCAGACGACCTCTTCCAACAGGAGCAGAAGGCCGCCGCTGCAGATGTGGCTGCCGTCGCCGCGCAGAGCGCCGCCAACCAGAACATCACCAGCTCCCTCGTCGCCTTCGTCGACAACGAGTTCAGCAAGATGGTGCGTCATCGGGACGGGGCCAATGGCTGGTCCGATCGTCTGGTCAGCGCCATGCGGGTCTTCTCCGGCCAGTACGACTCCCAGAAGCTGATGGAGATCCGCAAGTTTGGTGGCAGCGAGATCTACGCACGGCTCATTGCCGCCAAGTGTCGCGGAGCTACGTCCCTGCTCCGCGACATCTACCTCAACGCCGACAAGCCATGGGGCCTGAAGGCGACGCCGGACCCGACACTGCCTGAAGACGTCGCTGCCTCGATCGGGCAATTGGTCGAGGCTGAAGTCGGCAATGCCGTGCGCGGCGGCCAGCAGCTCGACCCCAACACCATCCGCGACCGTATCACCTCCCTGCTCGCCGCCGCCAAGCGCGCCGCCATCAAGAAGGCTCGCGAACAGGCCGGCATCGCCTTCAGCAAGCTCGACGACATCCTGGTCGAGGGTGGCTTCTACGAGGCCATGGGCCACGCGCTGATCGACATCCCGCTGTTCCCGTTCTGCTGCATAAAAGGCCCCACCGTGCGCATCACGCCGGAGGTTACGTGGGTGAAGGGCCGGGCGCAGGTGATCGACAAGCCCAAGATGTTCTGGGACCGCGTTTCCCCGTTCGATGTGTGGTGGACCGCCGGTGTGTCGCGCATACGCGACGCCGCCGTCATCGAGCGCTCACGGCTGGTGCGGAGCGATCTCAACCAGCTGATCGGGCTGCCCGGCTACGACAGCACCGCCATCATGGAGGTGCTGCGCTGGTACGGGCAGTCCGGCTATGTCGAGACCAACGCCTCCACGTCGGAGACCTCGCGGGCCATCATGGAAAGCCGCGAAGACCCGCGCATGAACCAGTCCGGGCAGATCGACATGCTCGAGTACCATGGCTACGTGCAGGGCCAGATCCTGCTCGACCAGGGCATGTCGCCGGAGCAGATCCCGGACCCGTGGAAGGACTACTTCGTCGATGTCTTCAAGATCGGACGTTACGTCATCAAGGTGCAGCTCTCCCCAAGCCTCAGGAAGCGCCCGAACTACTACATGACGTCGTTCGAGAAGGTCCCCGGCACCGTCGTCGGTAATGCCTTGCCTGACATCCTCGCCGATGTCGGGGACGCCGCCAACAGCGCGCTCAGGTCGCTGATCAACAACATGGCCATCGCCAGCGGCCCGCAGGTGGTGATCAACGACGACCGCACCGCCGAGAACGAGGACTCCGATCAGCTATTCCCGTGGAAGCGCTGGCACGTCACCACCGATCCGCTTGGCGCCAACAACGGCCAGATGCCGGTGTCGTTCTTCATGCCCTCCTCGAACGCCCAGGAGCTGCTGACCGTCTATGAAAAATTCACGCAAATTGCCGACGAGCTATCAGCAATTCCTCGCTACGTTACGGGCTCGGAGCGTACGGGCGGCGCGGGTCGCACTGCATCCGGGCTTGCCATGCTTATGGGGAACTCGGCCAAAATTCTGCAAACGGTCGCGGCCAACATCGACGTCGACATTGTCGAGCCATCGGTCACCGATCTCTACGACATGGTCATGCTCACCGACCAGACCGGAACGCTCCGTGGCGACGAGTCAATCGACGTACTCGGCGTAGCGGTCGCCATGCAGCGCGAGACGCAGCGCCAGCGCCAGCTCGAGTTCCTGCAGATCACCGCCAACCCGATCGACACCCAGATCATGGGCATCCGCGGACGCGCCAACGTGCTCAGGCCCGTGGCCGACGGCATCGGCCTCGACGGCGAGGACATCGTGCCGCCCGACGACGAGATCAAGGCGATGGCCCAAGGCGGTCCGGCAGCGCCGGCGCCAATGCCTCCGGGGGCGCAGCCCGGACCTGGCGGCGGCCAGCCCGGCGCGCCGGCCGACCCGACGCAGCAGCCACAACCCGGTGCTGCGCCGACCGCCGCGCCCAGTGCGCCGCAGGGGCCGCAGACCAATCTCGTCGGCAAGATGGCAGGCGCCGGGACGATGCCGAACCCAGCACAAGGACCAGTTTGATGGTATCAGGACGCACGATGATTGAACCAGCCGGAGGCAAAGGAGCGCCCAAAATGGCTAAGAACAAATCCACCACGTCGAAGTCGCCGGCGGCCCAGAAGATCAAGGCCGGGCCGAAGGGCGGCATGCACGACTTCGAGGGCCTGGGCACACAGAAGCCCGGTGTCTCCAGCGTGTCGAAGTCCAACACCGGCGGCAAGTTCGCCAAGGGCGGACCGTCCGGCAAGATGGCCGGCTTCAAGGGTGTCGGTGCGCAGAAGCCAGGCGTGTCCGAGGTCAGCACTGGCGGCGGTTCGAAGAGCTACGCCAAGTAGCATGGCCAAGACGCCGGCATCGACCAAGGTGGCGGCAACGTCCGGGCAGGGCGTGTCGCGGCTCGCCTACCAGAAGGCTTACAAGCTTGGCAGGGAGGGTGGCAGCGTCCCCGACGCCAAGATGCCGAAAGTGTCTGGCGGGCAGATGACCAGCGGCCGCAACGACTACGCCAAGACTTCGATCACCAAGGCTCCGTCCGGTGGTGAGTTTGAAACTCACCCTGCCAGCACCGACCTTGGCAAGCCGCCTAAGTCGAGCGTTTCGCTCAACAAAGCCAAGCCAACCAAGTTCGCGGCGTCGAAAGAGGACTCAGGCTTCCTCAAGGGGAAATCGAAATGACCAAGAAGCCGCTCAAGGTCTACCGCACCGCCAAGGACATCGTCATTCCGGCTGGCTCCGAGGTCACCGTCGAGGAGCAGCGCACGTCGAAATACGTGACGCCGCACGCCAGCGTGTTGATCGAGGTCGACCCGGACAACACCGCGGAATGGCTGATGGATCTCGACGAGGCGATCGAGACTGGGTTGGTCGAGGAGGTTCCGTGATCCCGACAGTCGTCAACAAGCAGGCGACGACGCTGCCCAACCGCGAGCTGATGCGCAAGCTGACCACCAGCCAGCCGACGCTCAACGACTATTCCAAGGCGACGCCGCTCAACCTGACGGAGTCGACGCCGCAGGTGCTGCAGGCGCTGGTCCGGGCTAAGCGTGTCTGAGCCGCGCCTCGTCGAACTGTCGATGGGCCTACGTGGCGCGGCGCCGGACCTGTGGGATGCCTTCGTGCAGGAGATGCACGCGCACGCCGATGCTGTGGCGCAGGCGATGGTGAACGCACCGCTCGAGATGCTGGCACGGGCGCAGGGTATGGCGATGGAAGCGCGCGATACCGCCAAGCTGCTCGCCGAAGCGCCGAAGACGTTCGACAAAATGCAAGCTGCGAGAATGAGAGAACGCCATGTCTGACCAAGCAACACGCGACGCCCACGAGGCCAAGCACGCCAACCCTATCCCTAAGCAGATCCTCGAACAGATGGATCAGGTCAACGCCCTGATGGCGCCACCGCCGCCCGAGGAAGAGCAGGACGATCAGCTCGAAGAGGGCGGTGATGACGGCGGTGATGAAGGTGGCGGCGAAGAGCCGCAAACCTGGGAGCAGCGGGCGCGCTCGGCGATCGGCCGGCTCGAGCAGACCTTGACTGCCAACCAGCAGCTGGCGCGCCGCGTCAGCGAACTCGAGTCGCAGGTCGGCACGGCAGGGCTGCGCAGCGTCAGAGCCACGCCGCCGCCGGAGGCAGCCAACTACGCCAAGCCGAAGCTGATCAAGGAGGACGAGCTCAACGACTACGGCGAAGAGTTCATGGACGTCGTCGGACGGCGCGCCAACGAGGAATTCTTTCCTGAGTTCGAGATGCTG